ATCAATTATAGGTTGCATTAAAATTTCTGTAATTAAAATACGAATTTCTAATAAATTTTTCTTTTTTAATTTTTCCATTTTATTTAAATTTTGTTGTATAATATTCATTTTATACCCAAGACTTGGTTTCTCTTCAGGTTCTTCCTCATAATGTACGACATCACGCAAGTGTTTTCGTGCAAGAAGATCAACGTGAGAAATATCTTCATCTTGTGTAAAACCTCCAAATTGTGAAAAACCCATCATCTCCTCCATTAACTTATTTTCAGATTCAGCTTGTTCGTCAAGCATATCTGAAAAATCAGTTATATATGGATCAGACCATGGATTTTCATCTGGAGCAACTAATTCTTGTTCAATTATAGATGCTCTAGAAATTTCGGGGAAGAGTTTAACCTCTTCATAGAAATTTAAAGCATTTAATTGTCCCATTATATTTTCTCGATTAATTGGATTTTCGATAATGTCATGTGGTCCGATGAGATACATCAAGCATTCTAAAAGTTCACCTTTTAGAATTGCTGGAATATCACATCGCTCCAACATTATCATCCAAGCTAATCTAGCAGCTTCCCAAGGAATTTCGTCTGAAGCATTTTTAAAATCACCTGAGAAGAACCAATTATTAGGGTTAATCTCTGGTTTCATTTTTCTAAATGTTGTCGGACAAAGTTCACCAACTATAATAAAACCTAATGATCCTATGTATTCAGCCATAATGACATTATGCCATTCTGGAATACATGGGATTCTGTGTTTATTACCACGTTGTGGGATATCAAATGCAAAAAGACGAGGATTTCTCCTCTCTTTTAAATGCATTATCATAGAATAGGCTATTGTAATTAATTTACATGCATCTTGTTGACGAACTTGATATTCAGCTTGAAACTGTTTAATAAGATCGTCAGACTCTACATGTAATTTAACAATATTCCTAGGTTGACTAATATTAAATGAGATAGGTTCTGAGCTCATTGCATAACGGGTTACCCCCTTAAGCTCTGAGATTGTATCTACCTCATATTCTAAGTCATAAAATTCTTTTTTCAATTTAATATTATCAGAACATTTAAATTTATTAATTATAATTTGAGAGAAGGTAAAATCTTTTTCTTCTAGAGGCCATGCTTTTAGATAATAACTCGAAACCGTATCTCGACCTCCATTAATTCTGCTACTTTCGTAAACAGATTTATTGGATGCCAAGGTTGGTAAGTTACGCTCTATAACATGAACTTTTCGTCGATCAAAATAACCTTCTAAATGATGTCGGATTT